GCGCCGCCCATCAGGTCAATCCTGCTCCGCTGATAAGCCAAGACGTACCGGCAATCTTAATACAAGTTGCTACGCCATTACGGGCAAGCGTTCGGGTGCCGGTCGTCGTGCTGTTAGCCAACGTCAACGTGTCTGAGGTAATCGCAATCGAAAGGTTAGTCGCGTTGACATTAATAAAAATTATGACCGTGCCGACCGGGAACGGAACTGACGAGTTAGCCGGGATTGTGAGCGTAACGCTGGTGCCGTTCATCAAAATTGACTTACCAGCATCCGATGCAATCAGCGTATAGCCCGTCGTTTTGCTGTTCTGCGGCGCATCTCGATAGCCTGCCTCATAGTTTGTGTTAGACGGCGCGTTATCGGGAATGAGAACCGTGCCCGTAAACGTCGGGCTGGCAATCGGCGCAAACTTGGCGTCCGAGGCCGTTTTGGTGTAGGCGTCCGTGATGCCGTAACCCGACAGCGTGTCGGGCGTACCGGCGATGTCCGCCCACTCAATGCCCTGCACGCTGAAGTCGTTAACACCCGACACGTCGTCGTACGTGCCAATCGTGACGTTCGCCGAGGTCTGAAGAACGAACTTGTATGACGCACCCTGCGTCAGCCAGACCGCATTAGCGGTCCTACCGGCGGCGTTAAGGACGATGGGGTTGGTATTAGGGGCAGCTCCAGAAGACGACGTATAGGTCGCCTGCGGGGTCGTGGTGCCCGCTGCATACGTGTAGAGCTTGCCGCCCGACAGGATATTGCCGTTGTTGTCGAAAAACTGTGCCCCGACACCGGCAAAAGGAGAAAGAAATACGCTCATACGTACACCTGCATAACGGTCAATATGATGGATGGAATCGCCGGCACGGGGGCAGCCGCCGCAAACGTCTGAAGCTGCACGTCAAGGCTGTCCACCGAAAAATATAACTGAAAATAGTCGCCGTTGGATAGCGGCAAGAAAAAGTTTGCAGCCGAGAAGATTTCGGCGTCGTTGCCCTGAATCTGAATCAACGACCCAGAATTGGCGACCGCCGTGCCGTTGATGGCGGGCCAAATGTAAAACCTGCCGCTACCGCCTGAAGTCTTGTCCACCTGAATAGAGAACTGCACGTTGTAGACGGCAGGCCGCGCAACTTTGATTTTGCTGCTATCCGCCGGATCACGGTAGACGCCATACGCCGTGTCGGCGTTGTTGTAAGTAATGGCTTTAGCCGTATTGATAACGGTCGCCGCTTGAGTCTGGGTTGAAAAAAACGACCCAAAATTTACTACGTTGGGTTCGGGATAGCGGGGCATCAGTTTAAGCGCCTGTATCTCCGACTCCAGCACCGGCACGGTGTCTTCTACCGTAGCCGCCAATGCCGGGGTCAACTCAAGGTCAGCCGTCGTAATCTGCGTCGTGCCTGCGCCTGTCAGCGTGAACTGGTTGTTTAGAAACCTAAACCATTCGCGCGAAATGAGGCCCGTCCGCTCGTCAATGAACGGTACGCGAGGCGCCGGAATGTTAGTGATATTAGGCACTGGTTCCGGCTATCCTGAGTTCAGCGCCCATGATTGCCGTCACCATAGGGTCGGCGGCAGATACTTCGTACACGCGATCGCGCGACTTGAGGGTTGCGCCAAGCCGACGCCAGATAACACGGGTCTGCGTTGCGCCAATCGGCCCAAGCGACTCCCACCGCTCGTAGCTCCAAGTGTGCCCGCCATCGTCCGACCAGCGCAGCATGACCTGCGGATTAACGACGCTGTTCTCCGGCTCGCCCTCGACAACGATGTTGCCAAGGTCTTGCTGCAAGATGTACCCAGGCGCTTGTTGCTCAAGGAAGCCGGGGTCGTCGTATAGCCCGCCCACGCCCGTCTGGCAGTCAAGCTGCAACTGGTGGTGGATGGTACGGGTTAGGTTGTTCTGGCCGGTCGGCAGCGCGCGCCATGTCCGCAGCCATTTCTGCAACTGCGTGTCATCGCGGAAATACCGCAGGTCAAACTCGTAGAGACGGCCATCTTGGAAATCCCCCAAAATCGGCTTGCCCTTAAAACGGGCATGACAGTTTGATCGATGGCGACGGAATTGACCTTTCTCAAACGCTGCGCGTTCATGCCAAGCGCCGGTCGCGGCGTCATACACCCAAGTGGTGTTGGCCGTCGGGAAAATCAGCACGTAGAACGCGTGGCCGTCTTGCTGATACGTATACGCGATGGCGTCAGACAAATCAGTGTAGTTTTGGATGGCGAACTCGACCGCATGGGTCGAAACGCGCACGCCTTGATAGCCTTGTGCGCGGTATACAACACCCTGTCCACGGGCGTCTGACCCCAACCAAAACACACTGTTATCCAGTTTTGCAACCGAATACGGCGCAAGGCACCCGATTTCGTTGTATGCGCCTTGGATGCGCGTCAACGGGAAGTCGGGGTCGCCCGAGTTGTACCAGACCTCAATGGAGTTGGTGCCAAACAGCCACGCTTCGCGGTGGTCTATGATGATGGATACCAAGCCGTCCGGCGAACCTTCGGCTGACGCGAAGTCAAGCGGATCAACCGACAGGCCATCAAGCAGCGCCGTCACCCATATACGCTGGCTGTTCGGCTCGTTAAATACGAAATACCCGTCCAAGTAGCCGACCGTGACTGCGCCGGGGAAGTCAGGGTCGGTAATCTCTTGGAACACGTTGGTGTTGTTGTTGTAGATGTATCCGTTCGGGTTACAGGCTACAAATATCTGGACGCCGTTGTCCGCCATAGACACGGCGTCGTTACCCGCGATGTCGCCCAGCTTAGTAACGTTAAGGTTCTCGTCAACCTTGTAAAACTCTTGACCCGATGCGACAAACAGCGAGCCGCTAAGCGGGTACAGCCCACGAATAGGGCCGCTGCCGACTTGCATAAACCGCCGCATACCAGGGCAACGCTGAAGGTACGCAGGCTCCTTGCCGGCCTCGGGGATGACCTCGGGGTAGAGGTTCACCATCCGAGCATCGGCGGCGTTTACGCTGCGCGCAACGTAAGACGAGCCCAGGATCGGCGTCTTCATTAAAAGTTACCGGCGTAGATGTTGTACCGATTGCGACGGGCGATGATGCTGTACGGCATCGCCATAACGTTGTTGGGGTTGTTGATGCGCTTGAGGTTACGCTTGCTGTACATCGCAACGCGGCGCACGTCCGGCGCCGGCTCAACGCCAAACTCCGGCGCCAGTTCCAGCGCCAAGTTATACCGGAACGCCCGCAAGTAGCCCGGCGGCATGAGGATTTCCGTACTGAGCGACGCGGGGTCCAACAGCCGCTGCACCGAAATAAAGTGGAACTCCAGCACCCGATTTGGCACCGGATAGACCGACATGGAGATGTTTGGAAACGTATTGTTGACGAACATCACCTGCGGATAGGTGCTCTGCACGGTCTTGACTGCAATGTTGTTGTACTGCAGCTGGTTGATGAACTTGATGCCGTACGACACGTTCGTAGACGGGTCGCGGAAAAAAGTCGAGTCATCAAGCAAAATCGGACGCTGCGCCACATTGTTCCCGTCTTCGACGGAAATGTAGTCATCGTCTTGCGTGGTAATCGGCACTTCGCTTTGAGTGCCAAGCAAATAAAGAAAATCGCCCGACGGGCCAAGCGTCTGAATACGCTCGCCGGCAGGCCACATGTAAGTCTGGTCTTGGGTGCAGAACACGGCGAGGCGCTCGGTGTTCCAGCTATCCACCATCTGATCGAACGCCGAAAGTGCGTCCTGTGCCATCGAAGCCGACGGCGTTTCGCCCTCAGCCAAGATGCCCAGCAGACGCAGCGCCCCGTTGATTTGATCGCCCGCTGTCGCCATGACCTACTCCTTCCGCTTTCGACGCGCCTTTAGCTCGTTAACGACCGGCATAGGTTCCGGCGACGCAGCAGGGTCTTCCTCCTGCGCCGCCGGTTCCATTGGGTCATATTCTTCCCACCCGTGCTCGTAGTCCATAGCCGCTTCCAAATCGGAAATGGCTATCTTTAGCCCATGCACGGGATGGCGAAGATATATGTTCATAGTTACGGCAGAAGCCCGTAAGCCTGAAACCGCGACTCCAACTGAGCAACGCGAGTCTGGAGGTTTGCAACCACAGCCAACACCGTGTTGCCTTCGTTCTTAGTAACAAAGCCAAACGGGGTCGTCTGAGTCAAATCCTGAATCGCAAAGTCGGCCGGAGACGGGGGCGTGGACGTAATCGTCGTAAGCTGGGCCGTAAGAGCCGCACCTTCGGAAACCGGCGTCGTGCCGAAAAATCCGACCGTACCGCCTGCCGACCCAATTACCGCGCCGTCCAGCTCGGGGTCCGAAAACGCAACGCCAACCGCCTTAGTATTAGGCATACAAAATACTCCTGTGAGCAGTGCCCCCTACGGTATCACCCGTAGGGGGCGTTTGCCATTACGAAATGCGGTAGACAGTCCAGGCATTGTCGCCGGTCTTGCGGCAACGGAAGTGGCCCGACGTACCCGCCGAAACCGCGCCCGCGCCCACAAGCGTCCAGCCCGTGCCAACCGCCACCGTAATCGCATCCGAACCGGCCGCGTCGATGTTGATGACAAAGAAGTCGAACGCCGCGTCCACCTTCTCAGCGGACGAGTAGGCCGCCTCCCAAAGAGCAACGGTCGGAAGGACAAGGTTGCCCGCCGTGCCGTTGAAGGTGAAAAGACCGTTCGCCAGCTCAGCCGGCGTCGCAGTCGCACCCGCCGTGAGCGCCGTGGGGGCGCCCTGCGGGAAGATCAGCGGTTCGCCGACATTACCAGCACCAACCTGGTAGCCACTAGTACCGTTAGGAATTGCCATTTTTAGTTACTCCGTGAATAAGGTTAAGAATTAGCCCCAGATGCGGCAGGCCATCTGCGGACGGATCACCGAGTAGCCATACAGCACGTCGATACGGCAGGGCATACGGTCGTTGTTGATGTCGTACTGACGGACAACGCGCATGGAGATGCCGTTGTGGACCTGACGCGACGCCATGTCAACGCCCTGCGGGAGCAGGAGGTCGGCGGTGGCAAACGTAATCGCGTCCTTGTGGTACACCAAGTTCTGAGCGTACTGGCCGCTAGCGGCACCCACGTAGGTCACGACATCGCTAGCGGCCGGCAGCTTGCTGACCGTGGCGAGGGCGTGCGTCGGGCCGTAGACCGCCGGCAGGAACTCCACGTCCACGAACTCGGTAGCAGCCGAGGTGACGGTGTTCTGCACAACGAACTGCTGCAGCGAACCGGTGGACTCGCGGGTCTGCGGGTTGACCGCAAACACGCCAGCGATGGTGAACACGTCGCCGGGGACGAGGGTGAGGCCGTCGGTCACGTTGTCGAGCGTCAGCTTGGTCGCACCGTTGACGAGCGTGGTCTTCACAATCGGGGTGTCCGAACGCGAGGCCGAGCCGTTGGTGTGCTGCTTGATCGACTGCGACATGTTGATTTCGTCGTAGCCGAGGACGCCTTCACCCATCATGCCGTTCTTGAACTGGCGGCTGATGGAGTCCACCGGGTTGAACAAGCCCTTCATGCCTTCGACGAGGCCAGCGTTGGCGGCCGGGTTGACGGTCGCGTAGCGCGGAGCCATGCCGGCGGCGGCTTCGTTCAGCTTCTGCTGGGCCTGCAAAAGAACCAGCGAGGTGCCGGGGGTGACGCCAGGCGTACCGACCGACTGATAGACCTTCTTGAAGCTGTTGGCCACATCGGCGTCGATGCTGGAAGCGAGCTGGCTGATACGCGGCTTAAGCACGCGCTCGGCGAAGTCGTCCAACTGGAGGGCCATTTCGGCGCTGGTGAAGTTGACGCCAATGTGCTTCTGCGAGGCGACGGTGAGCGTGGTGAACTGCTCGTTGTCGTCCTGCACCTGAAGCGCGGCGCCGTCGGTCACAAGGGCGCGATCCGGCAGACGGATGCGGAGGGTCGAACCGATCTTGGCACCTTCGACAGCGAAGCTGTCGTCGTACTGACGGTTCACGTTGCGGGTGATCACCAGGTTGTTCTCAAGGATTTCGAGAGCCTTCCGGGTGATCATGTCAATAGTAAGCAGCGTATTAGACACAGTAAATCTCCAAAAAAGAAGTTAGCGGTTACGTCGGGCTTCCCACTGTTTAATCTGTCGCAGACGCTCGGCTTCAATCCACTCTGACGTGCTCATGTCCTTGACGGAGCGGGGGTCAGTCGTGTCTCGGGCCGGTGCGCCGACGGTTTTAGCCGTCACAGGCTTAATCGGCGGGGGCGCATTAGTTGTCTTTTTGACCGGCGGATTGTCGGTCAACTTGACCTCAATCTTACCAATCTCCTTGGCTTGCAGGTATGGCGACAAACGGGAAATACGTTCAGCCTCGCGGGGGTTGGAGCCCAAGTAGTACGCTACGTCGGGGCCAACATCCGAAGCCTGAATCGTCTCGGCCATCACGTTCGTGATTGGCAACGCCCTGTTGTACACGACTTGCTCAAAGTCGTCGTACTTGTCAAAGGCCGCTTCCTCACGTTCCTTATAGGCCGTCAACAGCTCGCGCTGCTGCCGATCCGCCTCACGCTGGGCCAGCAATTCCTCCGCCTTACGGGCCGCAAGGGCTTCCGTATAAGCGTCGGGGTCGATGTCCCGGTCAGGCAGCGCGGCAGGCGTCTGGGCCATCGGCTCAGGC